ATGCAAAGAACGATAACTTTGACTGGTGTGAAGAACAGTTCTACCATCCAATCGGTCGTGATGAGTTTGCAGGTGGTGATGTCTACTTAAAGATTCGTGAAGACTTGCTTAACCAAATTGATGCCATCGAAAAGAGGTACTTCTAATGAAAACATGGATAGCTATGTTGAATGATCTAAGACAAATAAATAAAAGAGATAGGAAAGCCGTCTTTAAGGATTTCAAACTTGCCTATCCAAACTGGAGGCCACGGACATTTACTACTTTAGAGCTAGTCGTAGTTGATCTTGAAAAGCAAGTAGATGTCTGTATCCTGCATGAAGTGAAAAAACAAGCACTCAATAGAAGTGTACGGCACTATAAATTCTTTCTTTCTAAACACAAAACATTTAAACAACTAATTAGGAAAAATCATGAACGTAAAAATTCGATGGACAGACAGAGAGCGTGAACTTGTACTTAGCAAAGCCACGCAGCTTATGCATACTGGCGGCTATAACATCATGGAGGCGCTAAGACAAGCACAACAGCAAGTCATAGTGCCTGACCGTAGACGGCCATTAATCTCACGTGGCTATTGCGTTGACCTTGTTAAAGAGGTTAAGCACCGTGCAGCCAATGTTGTGCCAGCTAAAGCTGCATCAGTACTTGTACAGACACCAAAAGTTGAGGAACCTATGCCTGCACCTGTGTCTGTGCTTGATCACAGTACTTCCTTGGATAGTCTAATCAACGCATTGGCTAAGCAAGTCGCGGAGACCTTCAAGCAGCATGTAAAAGTGGCCATAAAGGAACTAGAACATGAGTTTAAAGTGGAGAAGCATAATCCATCATACGCAGCCACTGGCTCATTTAAGCCTAGGGTTGTGATCATTGGCTTACTTGGTGATCAAGTACATTCAATCACAAAAGAATTTCAGGACCGCTATGATATTAAATGCATTGATACCGATCGTGCTATGGGGATGGAACCTCCTACTGCCAATGCTTATCTACTAATGAAGAACTTTATCAATCATCCGCTGTACCATAAGTATCAAGCTTATCCACAGCAAGTGCTGAGAGACGGTGGGATGTCAACACAAAGAATATGGCTTAATACGAAAGGACAAGAGTTATGAAAGAAGACACAATTAAAAAGACTTATGATGAGTGGGTCGAACTTTTAATGCATACTGACAATGAAAATATGCTAGCCAACAGCTATGATGTGTGGATCGAAGCATTTCATACTGGCAGCATCTTGACTAAAACAAAATGCGTTCAAGCCATTATGACTGAACTTCAGCTCGGTATGAGTGAAGACTTTGACGATGACGCTAGCATATACGTCACTGAAGTCAAACAACTACAAGCATCAATGCTTAAGAAAGTTGTTGAAATAATTAACGCCCAGCAGGCATAGGTTGCTGTCCGCTATTGCCTTTAATGTACTCATTGGCATACTGTAGTGGAATAGACCCTAGGCCTAAGGCTAAACCAGGTGCTTGTAAGCCAGGCACCATAGTCATCAAGCCACCTACACCACCAAGTGCTGCAATCACTGCACCTGATGTGTCGCCTTTCATATAGCGGTCATACGCTTCATAGAAGCTAAGACCAGCACCAGCACCGCCTAATGCGCCTGTTGTAAAAGGTGCTTTTAGTACTGTGCCCATACGTGACAGAGGGCCTGGTGTGGCTTGTGCCATTCTTGCAGCTGCTGCTGTTTCGGCTTGTTGCGTAGCTTGTGCTGTCTTTGCGGCTGTCTCTTCAGCTGCCCTTGAACTTTCAAGCAAACGATCAACAGTAGATTGAACAGGCATGCCAGGTTCTCTTGGTGACATACCGAACCGCTTCTCATATCTTGAACTGATTGGCCCTTGTGCTTTGCCACGTTGGTATGCTTGAGCGGCTTCTGGTACACCACCTGCAATTGTCTTGTCTTGACCTGCCCAGTTCTGAATCCACTTAGTACCTGCCGATTTAGATGCTGCTGAATCCAAGTCTGCAGGGTTAATACCCCGCTTCATAAGCTCTTGCTTAATAAACTCTTGTTTTGCAGCTTCTAACTTCGTGGCTTCCTGCATCTTCTTAATGGCTTCGGCTTGTCTAACTTCAGCAGAAGGAAATGCTTTTTCGGCAATTCTTTGAACGGTAGGTCCTGCAATAGCACCGGTAGCAGCTGCTAATCCACGTTCTTCGTTCTTTGGCAAGCCAAACACAGAACCTTTATCTGGTACTGCAGTAGTTGTGGTTGTATCAATAGAAGTAGTGCCAATAGGATTGCTAAAGATCGGATCTAATGCCGATAAGTCTGAACCTGTAGATGCATCAGATGCAGCTTGACCAGGAGGTGTTCTAAATAGCGGATCTAATTCTTTTATGTCCATAACAACCTCTTAAGGGTTAAACTGCTTAGATAGCTGTGTCCGATAGTCTGAATAGTCTTTGTTGATCTTGTCATATAAGCTATTACGCCTAAAGAAGCTTGCAGGCGGTGCGGTTGGCCCTGCTTTGTCAAGATGCTCTTGGTATGCATCGAACAATGAACCACGTTGTTTGTTCAGTAGCAACTGGCTTCTTGCCCATAGCTGTACAGCTTTAGATGAATCCTGAATTGTTGCCATCGGCGCTTGTAACAGTCTTGCATCATTGTCGGTTGGGTTTACACCTAGTAAGCCTTTATTGGCTTTAACATTGGATAAGAACTCAGATGCCAGAATGCGGTTAATGTCACGAGCAATTTGTTGCTTCTCAGGCGGTAATCTAACCGTTTCTAAGAATTGCTGAACAGGTAGGCCTGCTCTTACACTGTAGTCGCCTACTTGCAGCTGTGCGCCTTCTTGAGCAACTCTTGCAAGGCCTGCAATCACACCTTGCTTTTGCATTAGTGCAAATACGTCTGGGTGCTTGGTTGCAAGCATATCAAGATTGCGTAGATTAGAGTTTGATTGCTCTAAAAGCTGTGGTGTGTAGTTAATGATCTCATCACGCTTAGCAACCCAAGGCTTATCAGCTTCTTTAACACGAGTTTCCGTGACTGCCGCTTGTGCTGCCAAAGGCAATCTTGAAAGATCAGATTCTGCTGTTGGGTTTAGTGAATTCACATTGCTCATTCTATTTTGAGCAAGATTAATGTCAGGCACTGTGCCTGTACGAGCATTTTGAACACTAGGCACTGGTGCAATGTCTGAACTATTCAGCATTAAAGGCTTAGGCTGTGGTGGTACAACAGTAGAAAGTGCTGCTGATGGTGCACTGCTCTTAGCTATGGCATTGTCAACAAGTGCTTGCTTCATCTTGTCAACAGGAATTGCACTCATTGGCGATACTGTTGCTATTGGTGAGGTAGTAACAGGTGCCGCTGCAGTTGGCATTGTTGCTGTAGGTGCTGTAGACACTGGTGCGGCTGGTGCTGGAGCAGGCGCTGCTGGAGTTGGCGTAGATCTACCACCGCCAGGAATAAGATCAAGAATGCCTTTGCCATATTTAGCAATAAGATCCGCTTGCGACATATTGGCTTTAAAGTCTTCTGTTGCCATTCCAGCTAAGTCTTTTTGCATACCAAATGTGTTCTTCACAATCTCACCAACTTTAGGCGACAATTGAGACACAATAGGGTATATCTGTGCTAACTTAGCAGCAGAACCAGGTGGGAATGAACCAGTCTGTAAGCTTTGTGCAACTTGCGGTTCAGTCATACCTAATGTATCAGCCATGATCTTAAGAGCTTTTGACTGATTTTCAACTTCATACTTCTGGCCGGCAATTTGCAACTTCATCTGAGACATAGGAATTGCCATCTCTTGCTGACGTTCTTGCTGTGCACCTACAGCATTTGCTACATTACCGATGGCTTCACCTACATTGCCTGTTCTGCCAGGGTTAAACAATGCACCAGCCACTTGAAACATGTTAGGCCCTTGATTAGCCCTTGCTTCTAACGCATCTAATGTCTTTTGTAGTGCTTTAAAGTATTCTTGTTTTGCAGCTTCATCACCGCCTAACATTGTAGGTGCCGCCGGAACTGTCGTAGGTAGTGCCATGATTTATTCTCCGTCGGTAATAACATTACCATTTTCATCTCTTGGATAAGGCACATTGTTTGCATCAGTACCCATCAAGAAGTTAGTGCCTGTGTTTGTTACACCACTCATGCCTGTGTTGCCTCCACCAAACAGATCAGAAATGCCACTGCCTGCTGATGTCAATTGAGTGCCAAGCCAGTTACCAAACGATGTAGGCTGACCAGATGCTGATGTGCTTGCACCAGATAACAATGCACCAATACCAGCAATTTGTTGTAGTGGCGATGCAGAGTATGCGCCAGGAATTGGCCCAGTGTATGTCGATGCTACACTGGTTGGCACTTGATAACCACGTAAAGCAGCTGCACCAGTGTTCAGTGTTTGTAGCGGAAATAACTGCTCATTCTGTGCAATTGTTTGTTGTTGACCACCCATGGTAGACAATGCATTGATGTCAGCTAAACTTAGATTCTGTCCAGTGGTGGCCAAGTTACCTAGTTGCGATGATGCTGCAAGTTTGTTTGCTTGTTCTTGTTGGGCCGCACTTAGTGCTTGGGTATATCCGGTTTGAAGTGCTTGTGACTGGTTCAGATTAAGGTTCTGCAACCCGGAGTTAATGGCTTGGCCTAGTACCTCGGCACCACGTTTTGAACCGAACTGACCTGAACCAACAGATGCCGCAGTGGCTTGTGGCGCCAAGAACTGGCTAATGTTTCTTTGTCCTAGATCACCAAGCGCATTCACCACATTCTCTGTGTATGGCGTCATAAACCGATTAACATTGCTTGCTACATCGGCATTGCCTACACTAGATGCTAACCCGGTTGCTTGTTGTACCGTAGGTTGGTATGTGCCAGGAAGTGCACCAGTTGCTTGATATGCTTGCTGTTGTAGTGGTTGTGCACCAACATACTGTGCTGCATTTGGCCCAGTAGTCTGGTTGGTAACATTGCCTGCTAGATTGCTTAAGTAATCAGTGTACCAACTAGGCGCTGTAGTTGTTTGACCTTGTGTGGTCGTAATATTCGGTAATGGACTGCCTTGTGTAAGTGCCATGATTAACCTTTCATGTATTCAAGAGGCGACTTGGCTTTAGGCGGTATCTTTCCCGCTGGTGCTGATCGTTTGTGTTTACGTAAGTTTTGTCGCATTTTATCCAGTATCCTTGCTCCTGCATCATTTGAGCCATTACCAAGTGCGGCAACTGTGTCTGCATCGAACACATATTCACCATCAGCTAGCATAGCAGGAATGCTGTCAGACTGCCCATCACCTGCACCTTTAACATGGTGCCCAGTGGCGCCGGTAATAAACTCTGGATTGTGCTCAGCTAAACCGCCTTTGGCAAAGCCTGAGATTGCTTGGTTGCTGTCCAGCATGCTTAAGCCAGCCCTAGACAGTGCACCAGCGCCGGTTGCAGAAGTTAATCCTGCCGTATTACTAGCTGTTCCTGTTGTCTTAAACGGCATGCCTGATGATGGAGCAGCACCTGTACCGGCATTCATTAGAGGTGTTGAACCACCACTGCCTGCGCCGTAGTTGTAATAGCTGGCAGACTTAGCTTTACCAGACAGAATCTGTAACAATCGAGGATCGACGTTGGACAGTTGTGGGTATAGGTTAGTAAGTTCACCTAGTATCATGTTTTGCTTCTCCAAAGGTGCTGCTGCCAACATTGTTGAGTTTGGCGCAGTAGGTAATGCCCCTAATGATGGGGTTGCCGATGTTGTTTGTCCAAGACTAGAGCCACTTGTAGGGTATGAGCTTAGCACCATTGGCGGCACTGAAGAACCTACACCAGTTGTAGATGCAGTGGCTGTAGGTGTTGCAACAGGTGTTGCTGCTGTAGTGGTAGGTTGACCACTTAGATCTAACTGAATGTCGCCAGTATATGGATCCCGAGGTGCAGTCATCACCATCTCAGGCATTTCAGTAACTGGCACTTCAGTTGTGGTTACTGGCAAAGCGCCTGAAGGAGCAGATTCAGTTGCTACTACAGTAGGCTCAACAACTGTTGGTGCCACCTCTGGCACATAGCCTTGGCTACCTAACACAGGCACATACGAACCACCGTAATCATTTGTGCCTAACGGCTTATATAGCTCATTGGTTTCAGGGCTTCTAGCAAAGTCAGTAATCTGACCTGTCTCATTCACTAGATTGCCTGATGCTGATGTAGGCGTTGCAGGTAGTGCACCAGCATCTGTTGCTACAGCTTTTGGCGTAACGTCTTCTGCTACTGGAGTTTGTAACTGTGCTTGAAGATTCTGTGCATCTTGATTAGGCGTAAACCAAGCATTCTGAAACTGATCATAGTAAGCGCCTTCAGGCTTCTGATCAGCCATTGATGCAGGCATCAGGTCATAGCCAAATGGCGCTTTTACTGAATTTGCCGATGAGCTCTCAGCAAAGATAGGCGCACCAGACATCTCAACTCGAGGCAGTGCACCGTCAGTAGATGCTACTTGTGTGCCGCCTGGAACTTCTGCTGTTGTAGTAGGTAGTGCACCACTATATGTCGGGTCAAACACGCTTTCAGTCTGACCGGTAGCACCAGCGCGCAGACCTGATGCTTGTGATTCTTTATACTGAGACTTTGCTTCGTTAATACCTGCCATTAATGCACTATCAACTAATGCTTGTGACGGATCGCCGCCTCTTAATGCTGTTGATACAGTGTTGTTGACGATTGCTTGTTGTGCTTTTGTTAAGTCGTCATAACCTGGAATCTGCGATGTAATTGATGGCACACCAGCTGATATGCCGCCATTCATTAAAGCAGTTAAAGGATCTTGTCCTCGAATAATGTTTGCTGTGGTATTGCCTGCAACCTTGCCCTCAGGCGTAATCTTTGGGGGTAGAGGTATCGTAGTAGAAGCTTGTCCTGTGGCAGGGTTAAAGCCACCGCCTACATCGATATTATCAGGGCCACGTACACTGCCTACTTCAGGCGTGCTAACATATTCAGCAATAGTATTTGCAGCCCATGATGTGGCGCCTGCTTTAGCGCCAGACTCTAAAGCATCATTAAGATCGGCACCATGCGCAACTGCAACTGCAGTATTGGCTGCCATCACATACATAGGGTTGCCTGAAGCAGCTGCTGCTATCTTTAAAGATGTACCAAGAGGGTCTTCTTCAAATGCATCGTATGTCTTCTGGACTGCAACAACAACAGGCGTAACAACTTCGTCAATTACAGCCTGCCCAGTGTCTTGGACAAAGTCACCAACATCAGAAACTGCATCGCTTACGCTACTGCCTAAGTCGCTGACTGCATCTGCTACTGCACCCATATCATTTCCCCAAGTTCAGCACAATGCGGAATCCGCCGTTGCTGGTTTTATATTCTTTGAATCCCATTCCTGGCATTGGAGGGGCTTTGGCAATTGTGTGAAACAGTTTGCTAATTGCAGGGTCTGTAAACTCAGTCACAAGCATGTCTATTTGCATTTCATTCTTGGCATACACCACATACTTCTTACTGTTGGCAACAAAGTTGGCAGCTGTGTCGGCATTTAATGCTTTAAAGAAGCCTTGGCCGTTCTTACCTTCATGCAAAATAAACACAGTATTGCCTATTTGTTTAACATCAGTGTCTGGCTGATTTACTTCTGCCAAAACGCCTGTCATGGCAAACTTCTTTGGCACAGACAAACGAGTATTTTCAAACGCTATTCCTGCAATCTCTGCAAAATTAAGCTTTTCTTTCTTGCTGTCGATCATCTTTGTCATCTAAATCTCCAACGACAGAACAGCTGCCGAATACACATTGCCCATACCTGCGGCGATACTTAGTATGTCGCCTTGCGGAACATTTACATCTTCTGATAGGAATGTCGCATCATATTCTGTTCTGTTGGCAATAGCAGGTACACGCTCATCAGATACAATGTCATCAATCAATAACAATGTCTCCAACAAGCCACTAGCACCCATGGTGTGGCCAATCTTTTGCTTATAAGAAGTAGCCACATACTTATCTAACATATACTTTAATGCAGTTTTCTCAGCTACATTGTTTGTCTTTGTGCCTGTGCCATGCGTCTTCACAATGCCGATGTGCTCAGCAGGTGTACAAGAAATGTTAAGAGCGCCTTCAATAGCACGAACAAAACCTTGACCGTCTTCACGTTGACCAATAGCATTTGAGTGATCCTCACTTGCAGTATAGGCGCCTTTAAGCACGGCTATAGGGTTTTCAGACACATCATCTGCTTCAAACACAGCCAATGCTGCACCTTGACCAACATAAAACCCATAGTTGGTACTATCAAATGCTGATGGAAGAATGCCGGTTTGTTCTTCTTTCCAAGACAAGCAAGCTCTAGCTTCACCAAAAAAGTCTAGCACTGAATTAGTAACAGCATCCTCAACTGTTAGCACTACTACTCTTTTAAACCCGTAATAGTTGATGAGGGTTTGGACATCCATAAGAGCTTTGAGACTGGATGCACACGCCGTGGCATCGGTAACAACATGATCTGTAGCGCCCAAAGCCTGCGCCGTTCTACCGGCGTACACTTGTGTGAGAGTGAATGGTAAAAATTTGTATTCATAAGATAACCTTGTTGGTGCCTTAGAACGTGGATTAATGCCTGCAAAGTGTGAATTGCCGCTAGCAAGTATAAATGCTGTTTTACCTACAGGATTATCACGGAGCTCTTTAACAAGTACTGGGTCAAGCACTTTTTCTGCAATTCGATGTGGCGCATAAAACATGCCTGTCTTTACACGGTCATATGTCTCTGGAAACCAATGCACTTTTTGCGGGTAGGTAGCATCTGCCATCAGCTCAACATTGGTCGAGTAAGCAGTGCGATAGTGAGTAAGGTAGATCATTTAATCTGTTCCAATGCCCACTCGATAGATTCTGGATTACGCTTCTTGTTTAGCTCTACAAATGTGTGAAGTTCCTGTACTGACTCAGGTTGAAAGTCTTTTGATATTTCATCATCAATGTCATAGATCATGCTCATGAACATACCGATCATTAACATGTCTAAAGAGTCAAAACAAGTCTCTTCAAATCTTTCTTCCATTGACTCAATAGGTATGAACTCATGATGTGCCGGTCTAGCCACACGAGCAACCTTGTTAAGCAGTTCAATGAAGTTAATCATGTCTGTTGCGTTTGGTTTGCCACTGCGCCTACTACGGCTTGTGCCCAATCTTGCCATTTAGTAAATGATGATGCACTTGGCACCGCATCACTGCCAAATAAGCCAATACCATGAAAGCCATTCGCCCATTCTTGCCACTTGTTCTCATCATGTGGTATCTCAAGCTGTTGACCTGCATAGGCTTCACACATTAAAGATGCCCATTGATCCCATGATAAATTGCGTGGGTCATATACAACGCCTATTGTCATGTGCTGTAACCTCGTACATCACCAAGCTCGGCATTCACGATGACTTTACCTAGCTGATAGTTACCACCTTGTACATTGCTAACAAACTTTAACCGCAATTCACGTCGTTGCTCACGCATATCTATCTTGTTCGTGGTTGGCGTAAAGTCGTATGCATCACTAACTTTATCCGTGGCTTGTGCAAATGGCCGACCAGTCACATAGCACTGCATAGTGCCTGTCTGCACAAAGTCAGGCTCTACACGCTCAATACGAAGCCAGCGGTTTTCACCTACAGGTGAGTTTTGTGCGGGTCCGCCTGATACCCAACCAAGATCATTAGTCTCAAAATAGCTTTCAATTGCCGTTGCAACCACACCTTGAATTGCATCAGTGCCAAACTCATGCTGATATAGTGACACATACGACATCACATATGTCAATGTAATGCTAAACGGCGTGCCTGCAGTGGCCAAGCTAATAGTTAGCGTGTTGCCTACTACGTAGTTTAACCCTCTTGTAGTAATTGTAAAGTTCGTAACCACACCGCCTGCAACAGTAAAAGATGCTTGTGCACCTGTGCCTGCACCGCCTACTAAGTTGTTGTATGTGTAAGTGCCATTGGTGTAGCCAGTACCTGCATTAGTGATAGTGAATAGATTCACCCCACCTGTAGCATTTACATTCCAATCCGCATTGATAGGGTAATGAAACACTTGTGAGAAGTAGCCATCTGATCTTCTTGAGCCTAGTGCTTCACCAGCATCGTACCAGCAGTTTTCACGAATGTTGTAGATGATGGCGTCATTACATTCAGTAGAACTGCCTTTAGGGTAGAACCACCACACTTCACCAAATCTAGGCACTTTAGTCACAAAGACTTTTTCTCTTTGCTCATAGTTTAGATTGTCAAAGAAATAGTTCTGGTTAAATGGGTTAGGTATTTCTTTTACAACACCGTTGTACATCAAGAATCGGTCAACACCGCACCAATAATAGATGCCGTCATACTCAATCACGGATTGGCTAGACAAAATAGATGACTGACTAGAGATCAAGTCATACCGCCAATACAATGTAGATGTTGTACCACCTGAGTTTACAGTAGTAGGCGTATATGACACACGGATTAATGAATCGATTGACCAGAATAACCCTGAAGGTGATGTTGTACCACCTCGAACAGGTAAACCTTGGACTATCTTTCCGGTTGCTACGTTAACCACGTTTGCATCGGCAGATACCCAGTCATTAATGTTACCTGCCGAGCAGTTTTGGATTAACCCTGCATTTCCATATACAAACACATATGGGTGCAATACAACCACACCGCCTGACACAGAAATCTGATTGTTAATGGTTAACGTTACAGAGCCTGAGCCTGTGGCTGCAGCTGAGATTGTGAAAGTGGTAGCATTGTTTACAACAGTGACGGTTGCGCCACTTGGGATATTAGTGCCTGTAACTAATTGCCCTGCACCAATCTGTGTGGTTGATGCCACTGTAATCGTTGTGGTTGAATTTAGTGTTGCTGCAATGGTGAACACGCCAATAGCACTTGCAGTAGTTGTACCGATCACATTGCCAAGAACAGGTGTGTCTACACTATTGTTAATGTCAGATAAATTTTGTCCTGGGTGCGCAAGTAAGATCTGATTGTTTGTGCCGTTGGTATCAGTGTAAGTGTCAAACTGCCAAAGATTATTTACATTCGGCGTAAAGTTTGTCAGTGTAATGTCAGTAACACCAGAACCTACTCCGGCATTGCTAATAGGCACTACTTGTAAACCATCTGAATAGCCACTATAGACATCGTTAAAGTTATTTTGCGGGTTAACGTAAATGCCTCTAGATGGGCCTGCTAAGTTGTTCACAATCTCTCTATAGCCACCGATCTTACGCGGTCTGCTTCTTTGAAACCTTACCCATCGGCCATCAGTATAAAACTGTCGATCAAACACAGTACCGTCACGCTGTATTCCTGGCAACGTGTCTAGCGAAAATACTTTTGCTGTCATGTAAATGTTCCTCCACTTACACCGCCAGTAAAGTTGCCTGTGCCTACAATGGCTAAACCTGTTGCTGTTAATGCAAGCCGGTTTGTGCCTAAGATAGAAATGTCAAACTGACCTGCGCCATTTCGCCAAATACCTGTATTCGTCTCAGCTGCAAAATTGATCGCTGGTGTGCCTACAGTGCCGTTGATGATGCTTAATGATGTAGCGCCTGCTTGTACAGTATTCGCATTTAGAAAGTTTGTGCCATCACAAATCAGCGTAGCTTGCTGACCTGGCGGTATGGTTGCAGTTGCAGCGCCAACAATGCCTGTTGTGAGTGTAAGTGTGTAGCCATTGTCAACTGTTTGGTTGGACACCACATACAAGTTCACAACAGGCGGATAAGTCACTGTGACATTGCTAACCAGTGTGCCTACATACTCTTGAATCAGATTGCCTGCTTCACTTGATGTTAAGGAGTATGCACCACCTGTGACAGGATAAGTAAGCACGGTAAACGCAAATGTCGGACTAACGCCATAACCCACAGTGATGTATGCCGAGCCATTACAGATGATGAATGCTGACTCATTTGGGTTAAATATTTTGCTTGTTTGACCATCAATTAGCTGGCTACTTGTGGTCGATATAGTAAATGAGCCTGTGCCATTGTTCTTAAACAATGTGAACCAGTTATTTGCAAGTGATGCAGCCAATGGCAGTGTGCCTGTACCAGCACCACTTGCCCATACTTTTACTTGTGCACGATCGGCAGCTAAGAATGTGTAAGGGCTTGTGATTGTCTGTGCTGGGTGACTTTGGTTTAATGTGGCAGAGATTGCCAGTAAGCCATAACCAGCCAATGTAGCAGCATCAGCAGATGATGTGCCTGTGCCAAACCCTAATACGCCCCAAGTGCCTGCGGTTGTACTGTTTGCCGTTAAGTATAAGTACTGCGCATTGCTGGAACTAACTGTACAGATTGTGCCACCGGTGTAGTTCTTTACCGTGAAGGTTGAGCCTATACAACGAATCAGTGCATCTTGTCCCACCGACACTTGGTTGGCAGGCGGCATAATCAGACTGTAGCCAACACTACCTGCCGTAATGTCCATGATTCTGGCTGCTGGTGATTCAGCAGGTGTTGCGCCAGATGGCCACTCTAACTGTAAATCACCTGTAAGTGTATATGAAGCATAGCTGACATCAGTTGGCTGAATAACATCGCCAGTGAATGGGGATACAAATGAACCGGTCATGTGTCAAGTACCACGGCTTGTCTATCACCAATGCGTGAAACATCTTCAGCTTTTAACACTTGCATGATTGCTTGATATTGCGCTTGCCACATTGGAATACGATCATCATTCTTAAGGAACGGCATTGCTTGCAAAAGTGATCCGTACAACAATGCTTGTGGTGCATAAATAGTAAACCAGTTAGTTTGGTTTGTGCTATCTAGCGGTTGATTACGCTCATAATATAGCACTTCAAACGAGTAAGCTGCAGCAGGTGTTGGAGCCACTAACCAATGTGTGTAGTCATAGTCTGCATAGTAAAGCGGCACACTTGTTTGTGTTTGATCTGGCCAATACTCACGTAAGTATTCGTATTTACGAAGCAAAATTGGCTGCCGTTCACCACTTACAATCACATTCATTGACACTGTTTTGTGCCATCTAGCAGGTTTGTCAATTACAAACTGACCTATTGTCATAGTGCTAGTGTTTACCGTCAAATTGCCAAGGAACTTAATCTCACTGGCAATCACTTGCTCTGCCAGCATAATGAAAAGAGGTATCTTGTCAAGTGTGGCAGTGTCTGTACGTTCCAGATAAGACTGGATATTCTCCGTAAGAGAATCGTATGTCATTACTGATGCAACAGTCATACAGAGCCGTCCTTTATGCTAATACGATTATATAGCTTAAGCATACACTCTAGTACCAGCTTTGTCAATTATTAAAGCTTGACGACGAGGTGTGCCACTCACATCATTAGGCACCGAAATATGTGTCCACCGATCAAATTCTCGTATGACTTGGTCGTAACCTATGCCTGAAGCAATAATAGCTTTGACTACTTCGTCAGGAGTTAAACCTGGCACTCGTATATCGGCAGCGCAACCACGGCGGTGCTGGCTTGTGTCTTTAGAACCCACAGCATCATTGACCTCTTTACATCTAAACGCCGAATTAACCATGATTGGCTTGCCGCCTAAAACGACTTTGACTTGTTCTAAAAAGTCAGCCAAGCGCACTAGGTTAGCCAACTCTGAATCATTAGGTATGTTGTCAAACTCACGGTGGTCGGTATGAGTTAGCTCATCAAGTGTGAAGTGTGCGGAAAGGTTCATTTTTTACCCTTTATAGCCATGATGTTCTCAATCGTCTTGCCGCCAAAGTAAGCTGTCATTACCAGCATGCCCCACTGACCAAGCAGATTAACATATGCTTCATTGACTTGATGGCCAAATGCTGACATAAGTGCAAACACGTTGTAAGTGGTCAGTAGGTACACCAACGTGGCTGGGCGTATGTTCTTGCTTAACCAGCCGTCGGACTGATTGTCTGACTTCCAACGGTCTGTAATATTATTGTCTTCGTTCTTTTGAGCATCTAGAACCACTTTGGTGAACTCTAGCTCCATTTCAGCCAGCTTTTCAGCCGCTTTCGGATCGCCTGCAATAGCTTTAGCAACAGCATCGACGGAATCAGAAACGCCAAACTTACTAGCCAAAGCGGTAACAGCAGCGCCACCCAGAGGACCAGCGACAGCAGTTGCCAACGTGGGTGCGACACCCTTGAGAAGACCGAGTAGTTCATTCATTTGCTTTCCTTAAGTTCTCGTTTAAGTTTACGCAGCTCTTTCATCTCTTGCTTGAGCTGTGCTCGCATGTACAGAGTTTCTACATATGCCATTGAAGTTACACCAACAATTATGCATATGGCAACCCCTATCAATACCCAGTAGACCAGCTTCGTAGTTGCCACATGAACCACCCAAAGAATAAAGATATAAACATCACGGCAATTACTCCACTTATTGTTTCAATGACTTGAATCTCATCTTGCTCTTTCTGCCACCTAGCCAACCTAGCCCTACGAATCATTTCTGCCCTGGCCCACTCCTGTTCACGCTCAATTTTGCCATGCATTACTAGGAACCGGCTGTATAGATCTTTCAGCTCCGGCGGAGCATAGACCATTGCTTCCCTTGTTTGCTCCATCAACTTCTCCATCTGCAACTCAATCAAAGCTCGTTCTATAGCTTTCTTTGACGTATTCTGTGCAGGGTCGTAGTTGGTTTTGCTTGTTTCTTCTAGTTCAAGGTAGTAGTTTGTAATTTCTTGTTGTGTGTCGAAGAGCACACCGAGGTTTGCTCCGATCTCACTGATGAGCTTAAGTTCAAGTTCTTCGTAAGATTGCTGTTGTTTGGTTGTGGCTTTGGCTTTCTTTTGCGCCAAAGGCTTGCTGTCGGTGGTCTTGGCTGGTTGACTAACGAATAGACCAATGAACCAATCAAAAATTCCTTTGATTGCTTTGACGTCCGATATGACGCCTTCAACAGTTTTCTTCGCACCCTCCAGTTCCATGCGTCCTTCGTGGAGCATGTTACAGCCTTGCTTGATAAATCCGACAGCAGCTTGAGCTGCCATGAGGAGAGTGAATGGATCCACATTGTTAGATGCCTAAGAGCTTCTTAACAAGTTCACCGGCAACCCCAGGCCCAAACAGTACTGCAACAATTACTATGTACAAGATGTACTCCATCCGTTGCATACGCTCTTTGCCATTGTCCAAGCGTTCTTGAATCATGCGGTAACGTTCAGCGCAAATAGCTTCATGCACAGCAAATTCCTTTTCAAGCTCATTCATTTGTCAGTTCAGGCACTGGTTGTTCCTTAGCTTCTTTTTGAATTGCTTCAATAAGCTGGAACACTTCTTGGTAAGGACGAGTGCCTAAGTACCCCATGATGGAGTTAAGAAGTTGAGTTGAGAGTTGTAGTTTTTCCATGATGTTCTCTTATGCTAATTGTTCGTCAGTTGGTCTAGCCAATGTTGGGTGTTCCCACTTGGCTATGTAATCGCCTTTGCCGTCTGAATCGTTTTGTAAAATTATTAAACGATTAAAAACACCACATTCATTTTCTTTTGGTGTCAATTCAGGATATAACGCAATAATTTTTTCGTATAAATTCATCATGCCGCCCTTAACATTGTGCCTTGAAACCAATAACCACTAGAAGCACCACCAACATTTTGTCCATTGCCACTAAAGTTAATATACAGCTCAAAGTAGTCTGTTGAACCGTTTGCATAAACAACGGCAGAACCAATAGAAGAACCACTTGAAGCACTGTTCCAATTGCCTTGTTTAGCTGTACCACCGTTTTTATAAACACCACCTAGAGTAAATCCGTAACTAGAAGATATTTCAATGTTCCAAGTAAACAAGTAGTAGCCAGCAACAGTAGGTGTAAATCTTGAATTTACTAAACTAAAATTACTGTTTGTATCGTATTCTTCAGTATCAAAAAGAATTTTTGTAAATGTATTGGTACTTGGTAATGTTTGTGTACCAGCTAAATAAGCACTAAACGCTGGGCCATTACCCACCACATTTGTACCTAAACCCGCTTGCGGTAATCCAGTAGCATTAGTCAAAACTAAAGCAGAGGGTGTACCTAATGCTGGTGTTGTTAGAACAGGACTAGTCAGAGTCTTATTAGTAAGCGTCTGGGTATCAGTTGTACCCACTACAGCACCAGCAGGATTACCTACTCCACCCGCAGGGAAGGTTACCCCTGCTGTTCCATCTATGATTGTGGTCATGCTGATGTTCCAATTTGTGATGCCGCTACTTGTGCTTGATAAGCTGCTACGACTTCATCTGTCCATGCGGCATTACATATTGCCACGACATTGGCTGGTTGACCTGTTAAGTCTTGTGCTGGTGTAAGACTTGACCGATGGTATGTTTGTGCTATCTGCTCACCATCTTTTAGGATGCGTGTTGCTTCCCGATACAGCACTGTGCCGTTTTCGGTTACTGTGATTTGGTCTATGATTTTGGTTTCTGTGAGTGCCATTGTGTTTTCCTTTAAGCGTTTGAAGTGTATATCGCAGTGGCAATAAGCCTAGTTCCATTACCTAAAACATTTGGTGTGTTTGTTACAGTAATTTGAGTTGTAGTAGTTGATGCAGTTGTGATGGTTGTTCCACCGCTATCAACTCTTATATAAAAAGAAGTTGTGCTAATAGCAAAATCACTCCAATAAGCAACCGTTCCAGCCTGAGTATTTGATGAACTACCAGCCGTAAACGGTAAACCAGTAATTGAAGATTTTGACCCAGTTCCTATTAGATTAATGGTTAAATCAAAAGAAGCAAAAACAAATTTCCCAATTTTTAAGTACTGTCCAACTTGACCACTATATGTAGCAGTTCCACCAACGCTAGGTGTCCAAGTCCCTTCCTCATAATCATCCAATGTGTTTGCGTCAGATGATGCTG